CGAAAAGATTTCATGGACGGAGTATACACATTTTCTTGGGATAAAGCCAGGTGGGACAGGCTTAGGCAAGATGGCTGGATAGACGTGTGGAGACATAGAAATCGTAATACTATTAAATATAGTGTGTATAAGACATCATATCGATGCAAGCAATTAATTAACCGAATATATAGAATACTATTAGGAGAGGAAGATATGCCTACGTCAGAGAGAAGTGTATTCTATAATAATAAATCATATACAGATAAAGTTTATAATAAAGCTATAGATGATATGATTAAAGACAAAAATAGATAAAATGAAAAAAGAATCAGCATTTAAAATGAAAGGATTTAGCGGGTTTGGTAATTCACCTGTTGAAAATAATGGTATATTAGACACAAAGTTTAAAGATGTTCCAAAAAAACTTAAAAAATCCGTTAAAAAAGTTTCAAAAAAAGCTTCAGATGCAATTAGTAATGTAAAAGAAAAAATTGGAAATACTACTGTAAGAGACGTTTTAAAAAGTACTCCAAATTACAAACTGTATAAAAAAATTAAATCTAAATTTCCAAAAAGCAAAAATAATTCTAGTGGGGTTATAGCGGAAGCCGCTGCAGGTGTAGCTGGTGGAATTGTTAGTGGAGCAAAAAAAGGATTAAAAGAAAGAGGCTTGGGCCATAAACTTTTAGTTACAAAACGTAAAATTACGAATAACACTAAAATGAAAGCCCCATACAAAAGACCAGTTGGACCTAGGGCAAAATAAAAATGGGATTTAAACTAGGGACAGGAAAAAGGTTAGAAGCTACTGGTGGTAACATTAGGAATAAAATGCGCTTTCATAAAGAAGCTGGTGGTGACGCATCAGTACCTGGAACACCTGTTATTAGAAAAAACCTAGAAGACGGTGTATTTGGAGAAGCTAATATGGATGGCACTATATATGTGAGCAACAAAGTACAACCTGGCAGTCCTTTAGAAAGAGAAGTATTAGGAGAAGAAATTATTCACGCAACAGATATAAAACTAGGAAAATTAGCTTACACTGATGATAGTGTGTATTACAACGGTATAACATATCCAAGGGAAACTATAAATGGCAAAGATATGATTAAAGTTGATGGTAAATGGAAAGAGGCTGGTACTCATAATTTTCCTTGGGAAAAAGCCGCAAAACAAAAAATATGAGTTTAATAACACACATAGATAGTGTACCATTATTTACAACAATAGCAGAGGCTCAAGCTTGGGGTAACCAATACGGATTAAGTGGCTACCACCAGCATACGGTTTTAGGTCAAACTGGATATATGGGTGGCGTAACACATACTCAAATAGTTAATGCAATGATTGGTGGTACGGTACAAACAAGAACAAATGTTTCACGATCAACCTCTAGCGGTGGCAGTAGCGGTGGTGGTGGTGGAGGATATTAAAAAATAAAAATATGTGGAATTTATTTAAAGATAAAAACGAAATCAACGAGAAGAATATAATAGGATTTGCTTCTTTTATAGTAATGACTTTATTTGCTATTGCAGATCTTGTAACAAGTTTTCTATATGTAGGCGAGGAAGCGTTTTTAGTAATTAACGAGGTAATATATAATTCATTCGTATGGGTAACATTAGGATGTTTTGGTATTAGTTCGTTTGAAAGAATTAAAAGAAAAATATAATGCTAGGTAAAATATTTTCAGGTGGTGCAGCAGACCTAGTAAAAGGTGTTGGAAGTGTGATAGATAATCTACATACTAGTGGTGAGGAAAAATTAGCTGCAGAAAACAAAATAAAAGAATTAATAGCCAACTATGAGGTTGAGATGGAAAAGAACATTACATCTCGCTGGAAAGCAGATATGAACAGTGATTCATGGCTAAGTAAAAATGTTCGACCACTAGTATTAATATTTTTAGTAGTATGTACAATGCTACTTATATTTATAGATGCTGGTAAACTTAACTTTAACGTAAAAGACTCTTATGTAGATCTTTTACAATTAGTATTAATAACAGTGATCGGTGCTTACTTTGGCGGACGATCATTTGAAAAATCAAAAAAATAAAAATATGGCATACGATTTAAATAACGACATACCTTTAGGTGCTCTTGGTAGTGCTTATATAGATGTAGCAACACCAGTATATCCGCCAAAAGGCATGGTTATACGTGCAATTACATTTTTAGCAGATAACACACCTACAGTTATGGACACTGAAATATTAGATGGCATGGGCCCTCAGTACTTTGGAACTAACAGTACAGAAGCTACTGCAGCAAACTATTTAGGTGTTACAGAGGCGGCTGTGGCTTCGGCAACAACAGGAACAACTTTAATAGCAGACGATACTATTACAATTTCAGCTGCTAATTCTAAAATAAAAGTAGGGCAGTACGTATTATTAGTAAACGACTCTGATACTGTAAGCGCTGGTATTACTGTGGATAGTGAAACACCAACACCTGTTTACACAGGGCCAAATCAAGCTGGTGTAAAAGTTACAAAATATACTCCAGGTGCTACAACAGTTGCTGTTTCTAAAGCTTTAACACCAACTACAAGTCAGACGTTAATATTTCTTGATGAAACTCACGGAGCGGGTGGTGTAGAGTCAGACAGTACTAAATATCCAAAAGGAATTACAATATACGGTAGATGGGTAAAATTTGTACCAGCAGTAGCAACAGATAGTGGAGGTTGTATTTGTTACTTCGGTCACTAATGAAAGCTCCAATACTATATAGCCCAATGATGGGTATGGGTTCTGGATTAGCTGTTTTTACAGAAAATCAAGCAACTGTTATAGAAGATTATATGTTTGAAAGTACAACAGCATTTGAAATTACACCCTTAGCAACTGGAACTGTTTCAGATTTCCATGACTCATGGGATTTAGATGGTACTAATTATATGCCTGAAGTACTTCCAGATGATGAAGGATATTGGGATAACAACGAAACAGATTTAGTAACCAATGGTGATTTTTCATCTGGCACTGGTTGGGGTGGTTCTGGTAGTGTTTCAGGAGGACAACTAACAAAAACAGGATCAGGTTTAGCTTATCAAACTATTAGTGGATTACAAGCAGGAAACGAATATATAGTAGTAGTAGATGTTGAAACTGTAGGCGCTGCTAATCAAGTTTATTTAGGTGGTACTAATAGTTCTAATTTAGTAGCAGGTATACAAACTATAAACATAATAGCTGGATCATCAAATACTTTTCTTGGATTTAACAATGGAAATACCTCTACAGTAATAAATAGTATTTCATTAGTATCTAATGATATTTTTCCTTTAGATGTTTAACAAATAAAAATATAATAAATGGCAACACCAAATTTAGTACCTAGAGCCGATAGCGAAGGTGGTATAGGAACAGCATCAAAATACTGGGCATCAGCCTATATAGATTTAATATACGTCGGCGCAGGTAAAATAGGTAGAGATGCAGACAACCTTTTAGATTTTAGCGTAGATAACGAAGTAACTTTTAGGGTTAATGCCGCGGATGAAATGGTGTTAGGCGCTTCTACTTTATCTCCTCACGCAAGTGATGGACTTGCTCTTGGTACTTCAAGTTTAATGTGGTCTGATCTTTTTTTAGCATCAGGCGCTGTTGTTAATTTTAATAATGGTGATGTTACTTTAACGCACGCAGCAAACAATTTAGCTATTAACGGTGGTAATCTTCAATACGGAG